TACACTATTTAAATCCCCTAAAGATTTAGATGGTAAGGGGCGATATGGGGAATATCTGCTCCGTGCAATCTTTCCAGGTGTAACAAGTCGAACGCTTGCCAGTCATATCGGATTGGCATTTGGGAAAACACCTGTATTCAATCGTCCACGTACGCTGGAATATTTAGAACGCAATGCCGATGGTGCCGGACGTTCAATTTGGCAATGTGCACAGCGTGCGACACGACTGGTAAATAAAAACTATCGCTGTGGGGTTTACGTTGACTACCCAGCAGTGGCACCCAGCAAAAATAAGGAAGAGGAAAAGTCAAAAGGTGCTTTTCCGATGATTCATATTATAAAAGCGGGTGCAATCAAGGATTGGGATTACATCATTGTTGGCAATCAAAAAAAGCTTAGCTTTGTAAAATTGTTGGAAACAGTGAAGGTTCGCAATGGCTTTACTGTTGAGTCAAATGATCAGTATCGTATTTTACTTTTGGAAGAAACGGCTAATGGGCATATATATACTGTGCAGATCCACTCAAAGGATGAGAAAGGACAATGGGTAGAAGGTGAGAAGTTCACTCCAACTGACTATCACGGCAAGCCATGGGACTACATTCCTTTCACGTTCTGTGGCGCCGTGGACAATTCAGATGAGATTGGAACTGCTCCATTGTATGAATTGGCTTCAATGGAGCTTTCATACTATGCCAGTACTGCGGATGTGGAAGAGTCTGCATTTATTGTTGGTCAGCCTACGTTGTGTTTTCCATCCATCACCGATGAACAATATAAATGGGTTAAAGAAAGTGGAGCGGGCGTGGGCAGCCGTTCAGGAATTCCAACAGATGCGAAGATGGTCCAAGCAGAAAAGAATGGTTTGGCCTATGAGCGTATGAATGACAAATGGAACCAGATGAAAGAGCTGGGTGCACGCTTGATCGAGGTTGGTTCCGCTAATAAGACTGCTACACAGGCAGATAATGACAGTTCAGTTCAGCATTCGGTTTTGTCACTTGTAGTGGCCAATGTATCTGAAGCCTTTACCAATGCGCTGCGCTGGTGTGCCAAGTTTGTAATGCCTGAACATGATATGAAGGTGGATGAGCTTAGTTTTACGATTGCTCAAGATTTTAACAAACCCAAATATGACCCAACGCGCTCTAAATTGATTTATGAAGCCTGCCTTGCTGGTGAGTTACCAATGTATGTGTGGTACCACTATGAGCAGACAGGCACATTCCCTGAGGACAAATGGGAGGATATCGTGAAGAAAATTGAAAAGCGAGATGATGGTGGAATAGATGTCCCACCAGATGATGAGGAATAAAGATGGATAAATCAGCGCAGAAAGCCCTCATTGATGCGCTGAGCCAACATCAAGCGTATCTGTATCGTGCATCATCTCAAAGCGTAAACGAGCTAACAGCTCAATTTAGTAAGCTGTCCAATGCGCAATTACTTAGATTAAGTGAATTACTTGAAGGCTTGACAGATTCTGAGCGTAAAGCATTACAGGGACTTAATTTTTCGAGTAGAGCTAAAGCCAGTCGGAATATTGAAGAAATCAAAGTAATTCTGAATGAGTGGTTCAAATCAATTGATGAGGACCTAAGTTCAGAATTTGAAAAGTCTGCAGTATCACTCGCAGTTTATGAGGCCTCTTATACATCAAATCTGATTGCTGGTAGCGCTGCAGTAGTTTCTGGTGAGAAAATGTATAAGACCATTAAGAAAACGCCGTATTCGGGCGGTCAGTTGGTTGATTACTTATTTTCTGATATTGCTGCATCACTGCGAAAGAAAGTGGAATACCTCATTCGAGATGGTATTTCGCAAGGTCAGACCAATCAGCAGATTATTCAGCGAATTAAGGGTAAAAAATCACTTGATTATAAGGATGGAATTCTAAGTAAGACTGAGTCTGAAATTGAACGTCAGGTGCGCACTGCACGAAGCCATATCAGTAATGCGACTTACATCGATACATACAAAGCACTTGGCTATGAGTATGTGAGGGTTGTCGCCACTTTGGATGGACGCACGTGCAAGTACTGCGCTTCAATTGATGGTGATGTCTATCCAATTGACGATCCGACGCGTCCACGGTTCCCCGTGCATCCAAATAACCGCACAACCTATGTACCATGCAATAAGGATGGTGAAATTGCAGGGCAGCGGCCTTTTGTTATGGATGAGCGCAAGGTTAAGGATATTCCCAAAGATGAGCGCAAACATTTAATTGGGCAGTTGGATGCAAATACATCGTTCAAGGAGTTCTTCGAGCAGTCGGATGAGTTCTTTCAGCGCACTTGGTTGGGTAAATCGAAGTATGAACTTTACAAGAAAGGTGAGTACAGCATTGATAAGTTTGCTGATCCTTTGAATAAACGGGGTTATACGTTGGCAGAGCTTAAAGCTGTAGATGCTAAAACGTTTAAGGAGTTGGGATTATGAAAGACATTGAATTAAAGCTTATTGAAGGCACCAATCAATTTGTACTTGTAGATGCCGAAACCAAACAAGAGATAGGTATGCAGTCAAATGTTAGTGCTGAATGTGGTGTGGATGGAATGACGATTGTGACCGCAACTTTCCAGCTGCCACCTAAGAAAAAGACACCTACTATGCGAAGCCCGATTCATCAAAAAGATATTGAGTTGAGCAATCAGAGTAAATAAACCAATTTTAACCTAGACCCAAACGGGTCTTTTTTTATGCGAGAAAGAAAATGGAAAACCAACACCAAAAAATCAAAGGTTATCGTGATTTATCTCAAGAAGAAATTGACTTGATGAATGAGATCAAGGCTATCGGTCCACAAGTTCAAGCGGTGATTGAAAAGGTTCAAAAGCACATTTCCACTCAACGCTACAACTGTAAATGTGATGCAGGGCAACAGGTCCATAATTTGGATGAATGGGAGCGTCTTGAGGCTGCTACCCCTGAGCGTTTTGCTGCAATGGCTAAGACAGATTTTCAAACAGGCTTAATGTATTTAGTACGCTCAGTGGCTCAGCCGACCAGTTTTTAAAATATCCAAATTCAAATTAAGCACCTATCGAGGTGCTTTTTTATACCTGCTGAAAGCGGATGCGGACAGCGTAACGAGCGGATGCTCACTAAAAAGGGTCGGATGACTTATGAAATTGAAATTAGACGAAAACGGTCATGTAGTGGTTCAGGATGGTAAGCCTGTTTATTTTCAAGAAGATGGTAAAGAAGTAGCTTTTGATGCACCGCAGACAGTGGCAACAATCACACGTTTGAATGGTGAGGCGAAAACCCATCGTGAAGCCAAAGAACAATTTGAAGCACAAGTTAAAGCCTTTGAGGGACTTGATCCCGTCAAGGTGAAAGAGGCACTTGGAATTGTTCAGAACTTGGACGCTAAAAAGCTTGTGGATGCAGGCGAGGTAGACAAGGTTAAGGCTGAAATTACTGATGCACTTAAAAAGACCTATGAACCTCAAATTCAGCAATTAACCACTGAGCGTGATGCTGTACAACAGCAATTACATAGTGAGTTGATTGGTGGTGGCTTCGCTCGATCTAAGTACATTCAAGACAACATTGCTGTACCAGTGGACATGGTCCAAGCCCAATTTGGGAAAAGCTTCAAAATCGAAGAAGGCAAGGTCGTGGCATATGGCACGGATGGTCAAAAAATCTATTCACGTTCTCGCCCTGGTGAAGTCGCTGACTTTGATGAGGCTTTGGAGTCTTTAGTTGGTGGATACCCTCATAAAGATTCAATCCTAAAAGGTGGCCAAGGTTCAGGCGGCGGTTTTCAAGGTAATGGGGGTCAGGGCGGGGCTAAGACGATGTCGCGTGATCAATTTACAAATCTAAAACCTATTGAGCAGTCTTCATTTATGCGTGAAGGCGGCAAAGTTACTGATTAATTTTAAAAAGGAAAAAATAGCGAATGGCTAACACTCTTACAGGTTTAATTCCTGATATCTACGAAGCACTAGACCAAGTCTCACGTGAGTTAACAGGTTACATTCCTGCGGTTTCGCGTGACTCGGGTATTGAGCGTGCAGCAGTAGGGCAAAATGTTCGCGTGCCAGTGACCACTGAAGTTACAGCACAGGACACAATCCCTAGCGCAAACGCTCCAAATACTGGTGATACCAACGTAGACCATGTAGATGCACAAATCACTAAATCCCGTCACGTTCCTGTGCGCTGGAATGGTGAAGAAACTAAAGGCCTCTCTAATGCTGGCACGTTCAGCACAATTCAGGCTGATCGCTTCTATCAGGCTATGCGTACATTGGTGAATGAAATTGAATCAGATGTACATGTAGAAGCTTATAAAAATGCCTCACGCGCATTTGGTACAGGTGGTACCACACCATTTGGTACAGCAGCAGATTTATCTGACTTTGCAGGCGTATTGCGAATTCTTGAAGAAAATGGTGCACCTCGTACTGATCTTCAGCTGGTCCTTGGTCATGCTGCAATTGGTAATTTACGTGGTAAGCAGTCTGGTTTATTTAAGGTAAATGAAGCTGGTTCAGCAGACATGCTTCGTAACGGTATGACTGATCGTGTGATGAATATGGCGATTCGCCACTCGCATGCATCGGGCTTGCATGTGAATGGCACTGGTGCTGACTATCTCGTCAACGGTGCAGTAGGTGCAAAATCTACAACTATTACTGTTGATGGTGGTGCAGGAACAATTCTAGCTGGCGACATTGTTACTTTTGCGGGCGATGGCAACAAATATGTGTCAGGCGGATTAGCAGGAACAAGTCTTGCCCTGAATAAATCAGGTTTATTAATCCCTGCTGCTGATAACACAGCCATTACCCGAGGCAATGCTTACACAGCCAATGTGGCATTTGCTCGTTCAGCAATCGCATTAGCAACTCGTGCACCAGCACTACCAGAAGGCGGTGACTCTGCTGATGATGTAATTCAAGTGGTTGATCCATTAACTGGCCTAGCGTTTGAAATCGCCGTGTATCGCCAGTTCATGCAGGTTGTTTACCATGTGCGTCTAGCTTGGGGCGTAAAGGCAATTAAGCAAGATCATATTGCCTTGCTGTTGGGTTAATAAAACTTAGATTGAGCGCTATACGCGCTCTTTCTTTTGGAGAGTTACATGTCACAAGTAAAAACTGTAAAAATTAAAGATGGCGATGATTTTCGAGTCATCAATGAATCCGATTTCAAACATGGCCAACATGAATTATATGAAGGTGAAAAGCTTTCAACTGATTCTCCAGTAGTGAGTTTGAATGTAGGTATTACGCCTGAGCTGCAAGCGACAATCGATCAGGCTAAAGCTGAATGCGCCAAGGTTGTTGCTGAAAATGATGAGTTAAAACAACAGGTGGAAACATTAAAGGCTGGGCTGATTCAGGGTGAACCTGCTGATTTAAGTGGTTTGGTTCCTGTAGAACAATTTGATGCAGTAGCGCTTGATTTAACCAACACAAAAGAGCAGTTAGCCACAGCACAAGGTGAGCTGATTTCTTTCAAAAACGATGTTGGTGCAATGCAAGCCCGTATCGCTGAACTTCAAGCAGTGGATTATTCAAAACTCAAAGTGGATGAGCTAAAAGATGTTCTGAAAT